GTGCCCGCCAAACCCAAGCGAAAAGCTGGCTCCAGTTTCGCGAAGATTCAGCAACAACTTCTTGCGCGGATTCGCAAAGTCTGCGCTCAGTTTCCACGCCAACGTTCGAAACTGATTCAGAGCATCCAGGAGGCTCTCACAGAATGCCGCAATTGAATATATGCCCGCGGGCGCACATGCTGCAAGGGATGAAGCGCAATCCGTTTATGTCTTTCAAAATCGGCCTGGAGGAATTGTTTGATAATTCCTCGGATGCCGGAGCCACCAGTATCAGCGTGGAATTGAAAGATGGTGACCTGATTATTTGGGACAACGGGCGCGGGCTTCAAAACCCTGAGGCATTGTTTGCCATCGGCGCACATGAGAGCTCCAGCGCGAATGACGACACCATCGGGCGGTATGGGGTGGGATTTAAGGATATGGCGCTATGGATCGCGAATGTGGTAAGCGTTGATTCCTGTAATGGTATACGGCGTTACAAGATCAGCGTAGATTGGCGGCTGGTAGATGACCGTTGGAAAACGGATTATTCCAATCTCCCGGCCAGACCGGGTGCTGCAACCTTTACGCGACTGGTCTTCTCTGCGCTCGAGCCGAGGCGGGTCAGGTTTCCAGAAACCTTGCTGAGAAATCTGGCGTACGATTTTTCACCAGGGTTGCGGGACGGTCTGAAAATTACGATAAACGGTGTTGACCTTGCGCCGTGCGACCCACCTGTTCTTATGGAGGAACTTCGCCTAGATGATACTTTCGGGGGACGGCACTTCCGGTTGCTCGCAGGCATTAAAGCCGATAACGCCCAGCCTGATCGCTTGGGTTATGACGTGGCATATAAGAACCGTCTGGTGCTGAGACGGGATACGGATCAAGCCTTCGGCGATTACAGTTCTCAGCGGTTTTACGCTTATCTTGAGCTGCTCCGCGACGGGCAATTGGATTGGACCCTGGGCCGGAACAAACAATCCTTTGAGGAACGCGAGGATCTCTATATTCACCTGTTCCCGGAAATTGAAGAACTGCTAAAGAAGGCTGATCAGTTAGGGCGAGACATCGAATTCAAGCATATGGAGGATCGCGCCTCTATCCGGCTTTCGACGGCAGTCACCAAGACCATAAAGGAAAAGCGAAAAAGCTCGGAGCGGCAAAGTCCAGCGGAGGATCCGGACGACCATGCCACCGATCCTAAGCGGAAACGCCGCCGGGCTTCCAAAACCGATCCAAAAGATGATGGCTCGGTGACTGCCGATCCCAATGGCGGCCGCATTCAAGTGAAACTCGATTCGAACGATCCGGACAAAATCGGATGGGTGCAGGAGGGAACATCCTTCACCATCGTGCATCTGAACCCGCAGTTTCCATTCGATTTCAGAGACGAGCTTACATTGGTGATGACCGCAGCATCGCTCTATACGAATTACTGGGTTCACAAAGGCCGGTCGAATGACGACCAGATGCCTTTAGAGTTCATAGATTATTCGGAAGCCTACATCAAGGACTTGTCGGCCTTATTGCGGAATGTGGTTATCGAAGACAGGAAAAAAGCAGCGGCTTGATCGCCGCGCTTCAGAGCAACCCATGAGCAGGACTTTATAAATGACCCTCCCCCAAGCCCGCGTTACCCCCAAAGAGCGCTTCGCCCAGCTCATCTCCAACCTCGACCTCATCAAAGCCAATCTCCCCGACGACACCGACCGCATCGAACTCGACCTTTTCTTTTCCGACGGCGTCCGCGCCAAAGTCGAAATCCGCGGCCTGGAGCGTGAAGGATGAAACCGCCTCTGCTCTCTGACCGTGATTTGTCTAGACAAATCACTCTAAAAGAATCCGACCTGGAGCGCCAGATCGCCGACTACCTCGCTCTTGATGGCTGGTACACCCGCCACTTCGAACTCAACTACAGCGAGCGCAAGCAGCGCTCCGTCGGCGAAAAAGGCATGCCCGACATGCTCTGCCTCCGCTATACCCGCGGTGCAAGCACAAGCATCGCCTGGGCCAATATTCTCTGGATCGAATGCAAGCGCCCTGGCGGCCCCGTCTCGCGCTGGCAGCGGGAATGGAAGGAGCGCGAACGCCGCCGCGGCGCCACGGTCCTGCTCATGGGCATCGATTTTGAGCCATCCATCGATGGCTTCGTTGAATGGTACGAAAAGAGCGGACTCCAGGTGCGTGACCTGCAGCTAGGCGGCCGGCGGAAGACGGCGTGAAGGGAGCGGATGAGGTTGCGTTATTACCCTATGTATCCCCGGGATTTCGACATGGACGAAAAGGTCAAGCTGATGGATTTAAGTTCCATCGGACTGTACATCATGTGCCTCAATCATGCCTGGATGAACGACGGCTTGCCGCAGGAATGGAGCAAGATCCGAACAATCTTTGGACCAGTTCGCGGCAACGAACGAGCATATAAGTGGCATCAGATCGAACAAGAATTTGTCAAGCAATGGTCGCTTGTTGAACCTTGTTTTCCTGTTGCCGAGGACGGTCGCCGCCGCAACCCGCGCCAGGAAGTAGAACGCAATAAAGCAGTTAAGGCTTATGAAGCAAAAGTGAAAGCCGCCAATTCACGATGGAAACGCAATGCGTCCGCAGATGCAGATGCAGATGCAGATGCAGATGCAGATGCAATGCACGCGCATATGCATATGCAGTCATATACAGAACAGAATAGTAAAGAGCGCCGTTTTTCTTCGTCTGAAAGTATTTCTACAGAGCAAGTTTTTACCTCCGACGACGACCGCGCGCGCGAACAGCCGCCGTCGTCGCCGTCGCCGAACGGAAACGCAGCTTCGCAAAGCTACCCACTCACCGCCCTCGCCCTCCGCCACTCCTACCCACCGATGCTCGCTTCCTAACCGAACTGGTTCGAACCGCCGCCGTCGCGGCCGCCGACATCCCGCAACCCTCCGCTCTCGAGTTCTCCGACAAACTGCTCGCTGACGCCGTCCGCCGCTGCCGCAACGATTCCCCCACCCAACGTAGTGTTCGCCTCTTCCTCACCACCGTCCCGCGCTGTATTTCCTCCTGGATCGAATACGGCCAGGAACAACCGCCGCCCAAACGCACCAAAAGCGACGTCATGCTCGATGAAATTGTCGAAGACATGCGCACCAAACGTCTGGCCAAAGAAGAAAAAACCAAACTTGCGAAAGGAGCCAACTCGTGATTGACGAATCGACCGCTCGCGAACAGTTCAACCGCCTGTCGGAATATGACGGCTTCCATGCGCTCAAGCGTGAAGCTGTGCAGGATATGCTCTACGCCATCGAGGTGGCGGATACGGCCGCCATCGCACGCCTCGTCATCGACGAAATCAAGGCTGAATCAACGGAGCTGCCGCTTTCGGCCCACATCCGCCGCCGCATGTACGAAGAAAACGAGCGCAACACGCCTGATCCGGTGCTCGAGGAACACGAACGCTGGAAAGCGGAAGCCGCCGCCGACGTCGCTCCGCTCGAGCGCATGCAGGCCGGCACGGGCGTGTGGAAGAAAGGCGCGCATCCGCAGCTCGACCGGCACATCGAGTTGCTCAATGTGCGGGTGAAACAAGGCGAGCGGATGCCGCCGGCGTTAGCGACGGAATTACGGGGTTTGACGAACCGGCTGCGGAGGGCTGGCTGATAGTGATTCGCTCGGTTACACGTCCAAAAAGATCGCCGCACCCGAAAGGCATGAAAGCCGTAGTGTTAGCGCGCTACGAAGAGGCCGGACGTGTCGATGTCGCTTGCGAGAGGGCGGGCATTAGCCGCAGAACCCACTACGTTTGGCTGGAAACCGATCCGGACTATCGAACGCAGTTTGAGCGCAGCCGGAAACGCATCGTGCAACTGCTCGAAGACGAAGCCACGCGCCGCGCTGTTGAAGGCGTCGAGAAGCCGGTTAGCGTCAACGGCAAACTGAAAACCATCCGCGAGTACTCCGATACGCTGCTGATCTTCCTGCTCAAAGGCGCAGCACCCGAAAAGTACCGCGAACGTTACGAGCATGCCATCAGCGGTCCCAATGGCGATCCGATCCAGGTGGAGCACCGAGCCTATGACATTTTCCGTGGCCGAATCCTTAGCGCGTCTGCCCGTCTTGGAGCGCGACAGGATTCTGACAACGATAAAGCCGAAGCAAGCTGAAGAGCTGCTCTACGACTGGCGCTTCTGGGCCCGGCCCGCACAGCTTCCGCCTGGTAGCGATGGCGCCGCGGATTCGCGCAAAGACTGGCGCATTTGGGCTGTGCTCGCTGGCCGCGGCTTCGGCAAAACGCGCATGGGTGGAGAGACCGTGCGCCAGTGGGTGGAGCAAGGCGCTAAGCGCATTCACCTGGTGGGACCGACCGCGGCTGACGTGCGCAACGTGATGGTGTTGGGCGAATCCGGCTTGCTGAATTGCTTCCCGCGGGAGCAGCGGCCAGAGTACGAACCATCGAAGCGCTTGATCAAATTCCACACTGGCGCTATTGCGGAACTGTTCTCAGCCGATGAACCTGAGCGGTTGCGCGGCCCGCAGTGCTCGCATTTCGCCTGTGACGAACTCGCGGCCTGGCGCTACCTGCGTGAAGCTTGGGACAATCTGCAATTCGGCTGGCGTTTAGGCGACGATCCGCGCGGCATCATCACCACCACCCCCAAACCACTGCCAATCTTGAAAGAAATCTTGAGCGAGCCGCACACCGTCGTCACGCGTGCGACCACTTACGACAACCGCGCCAACCTCTCCGGCGCCTTCTTCGATTCGATCATCAAGCGCTACGAAGGCACGCGCCTGGGCCGCCAGGAACTGTTAGCCGAAATTCTCGAGGATCATCCCGGCGCCTTGTGGACGCAAGCCTTGATCGATGCGGCGCGCATCAGCTCCCACGATGTGGATTACTCAGCCATTATCCGCATGGTGGTGGCGATCGATCCGGCCGTGTCGCACGACGAAGAATCGTCCGAAACCGGCATCGTCGTTGCGGCACTGACTCGCGCGAATCACATCGTGGTACTCGATGACTTGAGCTGCCGGGAAACGCCGTTAGGCTGGGCGCGCATTGCGGTGACGGCGTATCAGACCAAACGTGCAGACCGGATCATCGGCGAAATCAACAACGGCGGCGACCTGGTGGAAGCGAATATCCGGGCCGTTGCGCCGGAGGTGGCGTTCCGCTCAGTACGCGCTTCCCGCGGCAAGGCGCTGCGAGCCGAGCCAGTGGCGGCGCTCTACGAGCAGGGCCGGGTGCATCACGTTGGCCGGCTGCCCGAGCTCGAGCAGCAGATGTGCGAGTGGGCGCCGGATGCGGGGATGCGGTCGCCCGACCGGATGGATGCGCTGGTATGGGCGGTAACGGATTTGGTAGTAGAGCCGGAGCAGCGGACGGTGGCGATGCAGTGGTCACAGCCGGTGGTGATTTCGAGGTATTGACAGACAGGAGACGAACATGGAAGCAACAACACGCGCGCAGAACGTGGTAGCCATTGCCCAGTGGTATGGCATCGCGAAGATGTTCCCCCAAAAGCACCCCCTAGAGTTGGACGAGATCAGTGCGTACACCACGCGCTATGGTGCCACACCGGATGGACCCGATTCCGCGCCGTGGTGCTATCAGCAGGACCCCGAGAATGTGACGCCGCAGAACTGGCAGCCACCGCTTACCGTGCTGGTGGGTTCCTACTTCGATCCGCGAACGGGGCTGGTGAACAAGTACGGATCAGATCCGACGAACGATCTCGACCCCACGTCGCCGGCGTTCGTGGAGCCGCCAGCAATTCCGTAATGAGGGGGGTGAGGCCTTACAAGTAAATCCAACATAGCTGCGGCGGCCGGACTGTGGTCCGAAATTCGCGGCTGCCGCAGTTCAACAGGCAACGCCCGCCAGAATGCCATTTGGTGGCCCGCAGACGCGCCAGGACGCGCCGGAAGGGGGTTGCCGGTACCCGAGGCAGGGGTGCCGACAAGCACACAAGTTGGCATGTGTGCAATAAAACTTGCAAACATGTTAGCATCGTGCTACACTATTGCTTGATGAGGAGTAATATGAAAAGATTGAACAAAGGTATACCGGCAGCCGTACTTATGAATAGCGGCTATCATAGCAATGCGCTTGCAGGCGAGTTTGACGCCATACTAAATAGTTGGCGTAAAGCGGTAACGCCATTTAGCCAGCCTAAAAGACTGGTGTCAGGGCGGTACGAGGACGGCCACTGGGTCGAACTCCGCCTGGTTTGGAGCGAAGCCAATGGTCGTTACAAGATCGATCCCAACGCATACGAAGCCAAGGGGCGCAATGCCACGATGGCTGCCGCCAAGATGAGGCTCCAGGATGCCATGGATGCTACGCCGGCCGAATTGCAGCCGGGCTTTGAAGCTGTCATCGATCTGTTCGATGGCGGCTACGACTGGGACTGGAAACTGAAGGAAACCGAACCAATGACCTACACAGCAGAAGTAATCGTGGACACCGACAGCAACATTCAGCCTGTTGTCTCCTCTATCGATTCAAACCCCGAAGTTACGGGTATCTTCGCAATCGATCCGCAAGTGATCGAATTCGAGTTTGCTGGAGCCGATATCGACGCTTTTGAGGCAGGGATGGAAGCAGACCCGATGGTCGTTTGGTATCGGCAGGGCAAGCGTAGCGAATGGGAAACGAAATGAATATTGACGAACGCTTAGAGTTTTTATTGCAGTCCACGGAGAGCCTGCACAGCAGTTTGGAGGAACTTTCAACTCAACAACACCTTTGGATTGAGCGGCAAAAGGCACAAGAGGAAAAAGAAGCCCGTTTGCGCCGCGCCATGCTTCAGGGCATCCGCACGTTCCTGGAAGGGCTCAATGGCGACGGGGAGCAGCAATGAACATCGAATTGTGGAAGCTGCTCCTCTCAGGAGGCGTTCTGTTGATTACGGCGGTGACCGGCCCTATTGTCATCGCTATGCGCGCCGAAGCCAAAGCCATTCGAGCGGAGATGGGGGCTTTGCGGGTGGAACTAAGAGGTGATATAGAGACCTTGCGAGTTGAACTGAAAGGCGAAATAGAGCTTGCGCGCGTGGAGTTGAAGGGCGAAATCGCGAAAACCGAAGGCCGCCTCAACGAACGCATTAGCACTAGGCTGGTGCACCGATGACCGCTGCACCCGAGAAAACCGTGATGCTCCGTGGTGTCGATCGCGAGCTCTGGGATGCCGTGCGCGACCAGGCCAAGCGCGATGGGATGTATCTCAAGGCGTGGATCGAGCGGGCGTTACGGCGCGAGCTGGCGCGGGCCAAGAAGGTGGAGGAATAATCGGATGGATCAGTTTGAACAGCAAGAATTCTGGCAAGGACTCAACCGGTTGTATTTGGCAACGCAGAACTTGGTGGCCGCTACGGAGGCTCTGCGGGCCACCGCGGAGAAGCACGAGTCGCGGCTGGACAAATTGGAAGTCGTTCAGCAGTGGCTGGCCGAACGGGAGCGGGCGCGAGAGAAGCGCGAACAGGAGGAGAAATGAACACCGTGCCGAAGCCCGACCGGCTGATGACCTTCGACGAATTTAGCACCGAAACGCAAACTGGCCTGCGCAATTGGGCCATCGCGGAACACGGCGATGGCTTGCTCTTCGAGTCCATCGGAAGCGTTCCAGCGGAATGGGCGTGGATCTATTTTCAGCTATCGGTCGCCGAGGATCGCACGGAATGGTTTCCGAAGGGTAAATGGGCCACCTTGCAATTTCTGGGACAGCGCTTGCAAGAACAAGCCAAGTTGAGCCGCACGCTATAACCCCGACGCGAAGGGGATTTTTTAGAAAGAGAGAGAAAGAAAGTGAAGTTAGCAGTTGCAGGATTGTTGGCTCTGTCCGCTATGTACGGACAGCAGACCAATGACAAATGGATCAAAGATCACGATTCGGAGTGGAGTTACAACTCTCAGACTGATCTCATGGGCCGGCAGGAGTTGATGGCGGAGACGCTCTCGACTAACGAGGTCTCGTTCAATTTTCCCTACGAAGGCCCGCAGCGAGCGCATCTGACGGTCCGTGTGAGAGGTAAGCAAGCTGAAGTGCTGTTTGCGTTGCCCAAGGGCCAGTTCACCTGCACACGCGATATTGAGAACAACTGCATCATCGCGGCGCACTTTGACAACGACAGCAAGATCCGTTACTTTGCCGTCGCGCATGGAACGGATTTGAGCAACAATGTATGGTTTATCATGAACACCCGCGTCAAGATCTATGGCATCGCGAGCTTCTACGACTGCATCCGCAAGGCGAAGACCGTTAGCATTGAGGCGAGCGTGTATCAAGAGGGAAGCCGCATTTTTCAGTTCAACCTCGCTGACTTGAGATTATGAACCCGCCGCTGGTCGCCTGCCTTATGCCTACCGCCGGACGCCTCCATCTGCTTCCGCGTGCCATGCGCAGCTTCTCGCGGCAAACCTATCCCAACCGCATCCTCATCGTGCTCTCGAATAATCCCGAGGAAGACGAAGTCATCGCCTCGCTCCGCATTACGCCGGACATTATCACGCATGCTGCTGTGCCAGGCAAGACTTTGGGCTACTACCGCAACGTCACCGCGCAATTGGCCGTCGCCGCGGGCGCCACCATCGCCGTCCACTTCGACGACGACGACTGGTCGCATCCGGAACGAATCGCCGATCAGGTGGCGGCGCTCGAAGCCTCTGATCGCGATTGCGTGGGCTACCGCTCCGGTTTGTTCTGGCTGGAGGAGGAAGGCAGAGCGTGGATGTATTCGAACGGACTCAAGTGCTATTGCCTCGGCAATTCGCTGTGTTACTGGCTCAAGGTGTGGGAGCGGGCGAAGTTTCCCGAACTGCGCCGCGGCGAAGATTATCACTGGCTGCGGGAGATCGATGCGCTGGGCCTTGCGCCGGATGAGCCGCGCATCATCGCAGCGGTACACAATGGCAATGCGGTGAACTATCCCATCGAGCAGCAGGCCAAGAGTTCGATTAGCTGGCGGCGGGCAGCGGAGTGGGACGAGATATGCCGGAAGGAGATGGCGCTGTGACTGATGCCGGCGACATCCTCGAAGAACTCAGCAGCCTCCTCACCCGCCACGGCTGCATCATGCTCCAGAAACCGGAAGGCTTCATGCTGGCACGCATCACCGCTCCGGGGCAAGCCGAAGCCATCGCCATCGTAGGAATGATCACCGCCGAGGGCATCGAGTACAAGCCGTGCGGACGAGACCTGCGAATTAAGTTTCAGTGAAGGCGAATCTCAAACCACAGGATGATCGGTTTGTGAACAGTGGTGATGCTGCTAAAATATTGGCGACCACACCAAACACGCTCAATTACTGGCGCATGGTCGGACGCGGGCCGAAATACTACAGGCAGGGGCGCAACATCAGGTATTTGGTGTCGGATCTCATGGCATGGGGAACGGCAGAATCAGTAGATCCGACTGAGCTCAAGGTGCTACGCACCAACTCTAAGCCTTCCCGCTAACAAGCAAACTTGCTAACATGCGTGCATGTCTACCGTCGCCCATCTCGCCATTTACCAAGGCGACGATTACACAGCGACCGTAACGGTGACCGATGGAACCACGCCACCGGATCAGATCATCGCGGGCTACACCGCTAAAGCCCAGATCCGCGCCAACGTCGCCGACAACGACCCTACGGTGATCGTAGAGATCGGAACCAGCGTACAATCGCCTCTGGTGTACCTCTCGATTCCGCATACGGAAACCATTAATCTCACCGGGCGCTACCTGTGGGATTTAGAAGTCATCGATCCGGCTGGAGCGATCACTACCATCCTCAACGGCTATGCCAACATCACGCCGGAAATCACGCGTTAACGCTTATGGCCACTAAAGCGCCGCAGAACTTTTCCGCCACGCTCGAACCGCAGCAATTCATAGCGACTGTCAAAACCAACCCAAACCCACTTAGCGGCGGCACCCCCGGTGGACCGGTGGATGCCGTGCAGTTCAACGCCGGCGGCGGCGCCTTCAGCGGCGATGCGGGCTTTGTCTATACCGGCGGAAAGGTGGGGATTGCTCAGAGCGCTCCCGCTTACGCTCTGGATATAAACGGCGACGTAAATGTGCTGGGCCATTTTTATCGCAATGGCATTCAGCTTTCGATCAGCAGCCAGGCGGTCGTGACCGGCAGCCGCGCCGCGGGTGTGACCTATGAGAACACGACCGGCAAGACCATGTTCGTCATGTCGTGCTGGAACCTCGGCGGCAAGAATTCGACCATCAATGCGCTTACGGATACAGCCAATCCGCCCATTACGATGGTCGCCGAGGTAGCCGATACCAGCAATTCCGCTACGACCGTGCAGGTGTTCTTTATGGTGCTCGCGGGCAGTTATTATCAACTGCAGGTGACCGCAGGGACACCCACATTAGTCACCTGGACAGAGTATACGTAGACAAGCAAACTTGCTAACATGCGTGCATGCGCCGTCTCCGCGCCTGGCTCGCTTCGCGTGCCCTCAACCTTTCGCCGGTGCGTGACCTGCTAGACCGCGCAGGCGATGCTATTCGCGAGGCCCGAGCCGCTTCCCGGGCCTCCGAGTCTCAAGCACTGTTCGCCGAAGAGATCGAATACCAGCGCCATCAACTCCGCATCCGTATGCGCGAAATGCTGATGCTGCGCGAAGCTGAGCTCGCCTGCGTCAATCCCCAAGCTTACGAAGGCATGCGCGCATCGGGTGCTCTGGCCGCGCCGGTACAAACCCCAGTTGAACTAAAAGAGCGGCTATGGGAACTGGAGCTGGCGCTCGAGGACCGCGGCTGGGTGCGCGAGACGACGCTCGCCATGCTCGAGTTCTCGCGCTATGGCGTGCAGCAACTGATCCGCATCTCGCGGATCTATGCGCTCAAGAACCCGATCATTAAGCGCGGCGCCGAGATCTGCCGCATGTACGTCTTCGGCCGCGGGATTGAGATGCGCGCCGAAGACGAAGCCGCGAACGAAACCATCCAGGAGTTCTTGCAGCGAAATGCTGCAGAATTGAGCCACATCGGATTAGCAAACAAGGAAAACTCCATCCAGACCGACGGCGCTTTGTACTTCGGCTTGCCGGCGAATCCGCAAGGCCAGATTACCGTTCAGACCATCGATCCGCTCGAGATCATGGACGTGCTGACCGATCCTGACGACACGGGCCGCGTCTGGTATTACTCGCGGCAGTGGACGCAGCTCAACATCCAGACGGCCAGCGGCACGCAGCCGGGTGAACCCAAGAAAGCCTGGTATCCCTCGCTCGAGTATCTGCTAAGTAATCCGAAAGACAAGCCGGAGAACTTGGGCGCCGTGCCGGTCAATTGGGAGATGCCGGTCTATCGGGTACATGGCGGCGGCTCGCCGGCGAAGTGGCGCTGGCCGGTGCCGCCCATCTATGCGGCTATCGACTGGGCGCGCGCTTACAAGGATTTCCTCGAGGACTGGGCCACCATCCAGAAGCAACTGGCGCGTTTCGCCATGCTGGTACAAACCTCGGGTGGACCGGCGGCGATCGCGGCCTATCAGGCGCTGCTCACCACGACCTTTGCGGATGCCGGCGGCACGCAGATCGAGCGCAACCCGCCGCCAGCGATAGGAGCAGCGCATGTCTCGGGACCGGATAACAAGATCGAGCCGTTCAGAAC